AACACCATCGGTGCCGGTTTTGATCAGCTTGCTCAGCAGATCAGATGTGTTGATATTGTCGTCATCGTCCTTGTAGTAAAGCAACGTGGCGCTGCCGCTATAACCAGTAACACCAGCGCAATAACTGCGAATGTTCTCGCTCAGCGTTGTCGTCTCAAGTGTTTCTAGGTTTGACGACAGCTGGAAGTTGACGACCTTGGCGAGGGTCGTACCAGCAAGTTGCATTACGCCATCTCTGCCGGTGTAAACCTTTGCCATCAGAGAACACCAATCAGATTCACTGTAACAGTGCTAATCCCAGGACGCACCTGCGTTAGCTGCGGTGGACCTTCGTAGCGATAGTCGTTACCGTGACTTTCGGCATCAATCGCATCGCTGTTGCCTTCCCAACCACCACTCGCTCCAGCGCTCAGCTCAAAGGTGGTAAACGTGCCCTTCATCTCGTCATAGTGGTCAAGAAAAAGCTCAGCGTTCGCATCAGTAAGGTTTGAATACGTCAGCTGCAGCTTCATGTTGGTGCGCTTGCTGCCATACAAAATCCTGACCTCTTTGCCGCTTTGCGACTTGTAGGTCTTGACTGGATAATCACCCGAATCAAACGAGCGAGAGCTAGGAGTCAGTTCGGGGAAAGCCATCAGTCGTCAACTCCTTCGATGTTGATAGCGCCAGCAGTGTCCAGCACATCTATTGCCAGCTTACTGCGACCCTCGTCATCAATCGCATAATTACTGGCTTTAATGGTCACAATGCCATCCTCATCAATATCTAAAGCTTCAATCTGATAGACCTCTTCACTACTGGCAGCACTCTCTTTCAAGCTAAACACTGAATTAAAAAGGTCAGTCGCTCTGCCATTTTCAATGGTCAACACAGCCTCTTGGACCTCAGTGTTCTGCCGTTCCCAGTAATAGACGTTGTAATCGCCGTCGTCTAACGCAGTTACAGACACAACCTCGCCATCGGCCCTAATAATTCCATTGTTATCAGGACGGTACGGGCTCATCTCGCTGGCAACACGAATAAACTTGCCAGCTTCCAGATTCAGGCCCCAAGGCAGCGTCTTGAAAGTAATAGTATGCGTTTGATACTTTCTCAACGCTAAGAAATACCGAGCAACCATTCGTGCGTGCTCGTCGCTCGTAATGTGAGGCAGATCAAACTCCTCTAACGGCAAGTCCGTTGCATCAGAGTTATAACGGGCAACGAGTGTGTGTTCCTCGGGAAACTCATTGACTTGGGACTTGCGATAAATAACCGCCGCCTGGAACATCTTTCTTTCTTCAAGCTCCAACCAATTGATTTCAAGGCTGTCTTCAATAATGTTACCCTCGGTAAACATTGCTGAAATCTTGACCGGATTTTGGTCGTCAATTTTATGTGTGCTATCAAAAAATGGAAGTGCCGGCTCAAGTGCTAATTTGCCATTTTTCAGCGTCACAAAGCACAAGACACTCGGCGCTTGCGTTGAAAGCCAAGTGCGCAGGTTGATTGGTTCAGTAATAACATCATCCCAGAACAGTTTGTTTGCTCGCAGGTAGCGACCAGTTTTGGTCAGCAGAGCCTTATCAATCAGTGACTCATTTAACAGGTTGCCAGCACCTGTCGTTTTGTTTGTGGACAGGAACCACAGCAAGTCAGTCAACAAGTTGCTGGAAGCAGTGTCGCCATCAATCAGCCGCTCCACCTCAATACCGTTTTGCATATACAGACGAAGCTGGTCTAGTTGTTGGAAGTTATCACTTGACTTCAGCTTGAGTCCGGCAACAGCGCAGTCGCTGTACGGAGGAACTTGATCTTCCGTTAGCGACTCATTAACGTAAATAACTTCATGCTCAGGGCCATTATCACAGCTGCGTGTAATTAAATCGCCGTACTGCGACACTTCGGCTACGCCGCTGAATTGCTGGAACAACCTATTAGAAAACTTGTCTGCACTGACGGAAGTCGTTGGGTGCTTAAAGCGGAAACGGAATCCAAACCGCACCCCTTCCCCGCTTAAACGGTTTTTGACAAATTCCTCGCCTTCAGACCTTGGTGCGGTGAAGTTAACAAGTTCGTAACGCTTGACGTCCCACCACTTATCGCGCTTTGTATGGCCCATTTCACGCTTGATAACCTCCAAATAAACACGCAAATAAACTTCCTTGCCCGAATCAGCCGTGTAATTAAAGTTTTCGATAACTCGCGTTGTTCCTTCAGCCATGTCTTGGACGTAAGGATCATTGTTTGTATCTTGCGAAAACATATTGCTCAAAGTGATAAATCGAATTGGCTCGCCTTGCTCATACGAACCAAAAGTGCCAAGAGCGGTGATGCTAATTAACTCAACTTCTAAACGGCTTGTATCCTTTGTGGGCGTTGAGTTGCGATAGTGAACCGTCTCTGCAAACTTTGCGTCTGGATCGTTGGGCGCAGCCATTTCGCTGTGCGTATATAAATCTATCGGCTTTTGGTAAACACCACGGGCTGTCCACTTAAACGTTCCGTAAACCGTCTCTCTTGATTCTGTTGCTGTGTTTTCCGTGCCGCCGTCGAGCATAAAAACTTCCTGCTCTCCATTCGTTCCCTCAACATAAACTGCTGAGTTAAACGGGCGCATCCGAAACTCAAACTGATCACGATTAGGATGCTGAATCTGGATAGACGAATACACGTCTGTTGGAGAATTGCCTACCACTCCAAATGCATCCATAAACGCCCAGCCCTTATTAACTGTTGCGTTTTCATCGTAATTACTAGGGCGCACGTCAATCTGGAAGAACGATGCCCGTTTTGCATACGCAGTGATCTTGCCTGCGGTGTATTGAAGATTATCCTTGTTTGCGGTCTCTAACTGGTCGGGAGTGATCAAAGTGTTGAAGTTAGTGATCCCGTTAAATTTTGCCCAAACCTGAGATTTAATGCCAATCTCCGTAACATCACAGGCGCGAGTATTTTGAACCGTGCCAAGTTCATACCGCAGTAGTGGATAGAAAGCTTCGTGGACTTCTTCGTCGCTTGATGCAAACAGCACATGATCTTCGGCTTCAAACATGTCAGCATTAACAAGTCCGATTTGACGACGTGTTGTGCTCCAAGTCTCGATGCACTTAAGTCGTATCTTAAAGCCATCTTCAAAATTAGTCTCTGGGTCGTATCGAAAAGCTGGGCGGTCAATCACTTCCCATGTGGTTCGCCCAATCATGAACGTTGCGCCTAGAGTAAATAGCTGGTCATATCTCACATTTTCAGATTGAATTGTTGATCTTATGTCTGTTAAATCAAGAGGGTCCCCACCTCTAAACCTGAAAGGCGTAGCAGACTGCCGTTTTCTCCCTAGCCGAACGATGATTTCATCATCAACGCTGCAGTCAACTTCTTTTTTAAAGTTTTCAACTCGCTGATGCCCCTCTTTGCTGGTATCAGCAACGTCTCTACCAGCTGTTGTTGAAGTGCCAGTAGCCGCACTGATGTGCCTGACAATTCCAACACGTCGCGCAAAATTAACTCCCGTCCCAGGCATCCCAGCACGATCTGCATTTTTCTCCTCATCTTTTGAGCCTCCGCCGTATGTATGTTCATCCATTAAATACTCATCGACGTAACGCTTATGTTTATGTTTTGCAAACCTCTCTGCTTTAGAGCCTACGCCCTCAGTAAAAACTGGGAGAATCTCCCAGTCGGGGCGATACGGTGTGCCGTTAGGAATTCCACTGTAAACACCAAAACGTGTCTGAGACGAAGGAGAGAATGCACCGCAAAACGCAGGTTGTTTAGACGCTGCAATGGCAGGTGCATAAAAAACCTCATCGCTCCCTGCTAAATCATTGTCTATTCTTAAATTGCCAAAACGTCGCTGAAACCTATGCAGGCGGCTTTTGGCTTGAGAACCGTTGGTAAAGTAAAAATCAAAATACTCGTCATAAATACCGTCCAGGGCGTTGTTGCCCAGAAAGATTCCAGGCAGCTCAGGGCGATCCATCTCACCCTGGCCGGCAATCATAACCATCTCAGCAATTTGATATGCACCAAAACTGCGCATACGAGACCACACAAGTTGTGGTGAAATTAACAAGCCGCCCGTACCGGGTGATTCTTCTCTGCGTGTAAATGCAATGGGTACAATCCTGCCGTATTGCGTAAGCTCTTGAGCTGAATCAAAACCAAAACTAGGGTTGTAAAGATCTTTACCGCTAACCCCACCAAGCTGACGACGCCCTCGATCCTTTGAATCGGGCATCTTTGGCTTTGGCGTCAACAGATATGCTGCAGCAGAAAAAAGTGCGCTTACGCCAATGTAAATTAACGTTGTAGTAGTAATTTCATTTTGTATATTAGGAATATGCGCGTACTCTTTGCTCCGTTCTTTGTACTTACATTGAACCTGTTGAATAAACTCGCGATATTCTTTTTCACTACACCCCAGCTCTGCAATCAGGCGTTTCTCAAACGGAAGCAGTGCCTGCGTGACATCATGCCGATAGGGCACCATGCGACCGCCTTTAAATGCCTGTTGATGTAGAGACATCCTTTGCTCCAAACGACTGCAAAAACAGGATCGCCCTGGTCCAGCAGTAACACGTCCCCATCGTACTGTGGTTCGTCAACTCGGGTTCCCCACTTCAATAAATCTCGCCCGTACTGCCTAACACTCTGGCTATACCAGTCAGCCTGAAACGCAGGCGTTGGTATTTTCATGCGCTCCAACACTGTGTAGACAAGATGAATGCAGTCGATTGCTCCGTCAGGGCCAGTGCCATCAGCGCCTAGCCGATACGGTCTGCCGATCAAATCAATCACGCAACTCGCACGCTACTGGTCAAAGGAAGATGACCAACCAGCTGCTGTGTTACTCGCTTGCGTGGTACGTCCGCTCCAACAGCATCAAACACTGAAGCCAATGACAATTCCAATGAAGTGCTATTCCAACGGGCAGTCACGATTTGACCGACATACTCGTTCAGCGTTGTAAACCCGTCTTTGTCGTCTGGGTCGATCAGAACCGTTGTGATCGTTGCTAGATACTCGTCCTCCACCGCTACCGTCGCAAACGGACGACTAAGTTCGTTGTTCGGAAAAGCAATGCTTGCGGGCTGGTTGTCGCCGCCTTTTGTAATCGTGACGCCGCTGAAAGCAAACGGCATAAAGCCGTAGCTGTCGCCTGAAAGAGTCGCGTCTTCTCCGACCCAGTAATTTTGAAAACGATGCCTTGTGCTCTTATCTCCTGACTCAAGAGTCAGATAGTGGCCAAAGGCGAGACCAAGGTTTTCCTCACCAACACCAATCGTCTTGGCCGCGCCACCCATCCCAGAGTGAACACTGCAGTAGTAAAACAACAGCGGCGCTTTAGCAGCGACCGTAATTTCTGTATAAGCACCTGAACTGCCAGGCGTTCCAGCAGTCGTTACGCCTGTTGTGTACTCCGTCCCACTGTTATGGGTTCCGTCTGGTGTGGTGCTAAATCGAAGCGGGTGGCCTGAGTTGCTTGAGTCTTCCTGTGTGAATCGGTAAGTTTTGCCTTCTGTTAGTTCAAGTGTTTCGGCATCCTGTGATCCGCCATCAAAGCGATAGCGATTGCCACCACCACTAGCGACAACTGTTACGGCAAATGTTTGGTCTGCCATTAGATGCCGATTCTCCTACGTTGTGATGTGTTTTGCCTGAGGGTAAGCAACGCACGTTGCTCGCCCTGTCTAGCGCCTTGATCAGCAGCTTGCCTCATGCCAGATTCAAACTGATCAGCCGTCACATAATCAACGCTGTTGATACGTTCCACGGTGTAGCGAACGTCGATTGGTGCGGCAACTGCTGTCCCGCCACCTTCGCCTGACGTTCCAGAGGCACCTGTTTCTGGAATGACAGCAGATCCGCGAGCACCACGCGAGTAACGCGCCATGCTTTCACGCATTTTGCTTTCAGGAATGATGTACTCAGACTCACCGCCTTCACCAACAACAGTATTTGTCGGCCCAGAAACATAACCGCCTTCAGCGGCAAACATCGGCAGCCCTGTGCCCTGAAGCAGCCCCCTGACCGCAAACTGCAAGAACATCTTGCCGATGTCTTTCAGAAGCCCAGACACAGTTTCTTGCAGGGTTTGGGTGCCATCAATCGCACGCATGATCCCGTCAACTATTGAGTTTTCAATCGCAGTGCCAACGTTTTTATAGAGATCTTCTAGTTTTTTCGCCTGCTCGGCTTGTTTGTCTGCAATTTCTTTTTCTTTTTTGGCGCGATCGTCGGCCGCGTCTTTCAACGCTTGCGTGACATTCTCTTGCGCATACAACGCCTCAAGCTGTTCTTTAATGTTGTCGCGCGCTTTAGCAGATAACAGTGGAAATTGTTCATCAACATTCGCCTGATCAATTTTTAACTGCAGCATCTTCTGCTCGTCTGAAGTTAGTGCAGTAGCAAGCGTCTGACGTTCCTCAAGCGTCTTCAGCAATTTTGCAGCTGCCTCTTGTTGCTGCTCAAGCTCGCTTTTCGTGCGACCTGTCAAATTGCCAGTTGGCAGGATTGCATTCGCAGGTGGTTGCGTGGCAGTGGCTGCCGCTGCTGCGGCTGCAGATGCCGCTTGTTGCGTTTCAAATATCTCCAGAGCACGAGCCTCAACCTCAGCCGGGTCTGCTTTTACTGTGCCGCGACCCATAACACCGCCCAGCTCCTTACGCGCTTGTGTCCTTGCGCGATTCATTTGGAACATTTCAGTCAGCTTTGCAACCGCTGCTGTCGCCGCAGTAAGCACTGAATTGATTAGATCCAACAAGCCTTTGATTGCAGGCCCCAAAACCTGATCAAGCCCTCTGACAAGAGTCGTGATGTTGTTGACAATTTGACTTATCTGCGACGACACCGTTTGCCCCATGATGTCTGCAGCATCACCAGCAGCACCCGTTGCGTTCTTTTGGTTGTCTAGGTTTTTGTTGAACGTGACAAGATCGTCATTGATCAAAGGCATCAATGCCTTTAACGCATCAACAGAACCAAACAACTTGGTGATCTCTACCTCGCTGCCACCTGTCTTTTGGATGACATCCTCAAGGAAACCACCAAAGCCTTTGGTTCTGATGGCTGCACTATTGAAGTCAAGGCCAAGTCGTTTAGCTGCTTTGGCTGCTTCCGCTGTTGGTTTGACTATAGACGCAATGACTTGGTTGATACCTGAGAACGTTGACTCAACCGGAACACCTTGAGCAGTAACGGTTGAAATCGCTGCATTCAGCTCATCAATGCCTACGCCAGCAGCTGCGGCGATTGGCGCGACACGACCAATCTGACTTGCATACTGACCAACAACAATTTTGCCGTCATTTTGTGTCTGAACGAAACCGTCAACAATCTTGCTGACGCTATCTGTCGTAAGACCAAAGGCATTCATGACGCTTGTAGCTGCGTCAGAAACCGTGTTGATGTCAGTCATGCCACCAACAGCGCCCAGCAAAGACGCCTCAAGGATTTTGGTGATGTCTGCTGCTTTGCCAAAACCAGCCGACGCCACATCGTAAGAAGCAGCCAAAAGTTCATTGGTGCTGGCCAAGCCACCTGTCCTTGCGACAACACCAACCAGCTGCCCTTCAAGCGTTTTTACATCAACGCCAAGAGTCCTGACAGCAGCCCTTGCTTTGTCAGCCTCAACAAAACCTTTGAACCCTGTGACAACAGCTCCTGCTGCTGTCGCAACCAAAGACAGTGGGCCAAGAATGCCTTTTACGGCAGCGCCTAATGCTTTTGCACTTACACCTGCAGCTCCAGCCCCTTGGCTGAAAGCTTTCATCCCTGTGGCTGCCTTCCTTGACGTGCCACCCGAAGCTTTTAACGCAATCTCAAGCTTGCGGACTTGATCCTCAAGCTTGGCAACCTTGCGGTTTGCGTCTGCAGTCTCAACCCTAAACCTAAGGACTGATTCAGGCACGACGACTCCAGCAATAACTCAATGTTACCGCCGACCAAGCTTTGCGCGATCTATTTGCTTTTGCTCTCGCTCACCTTTCACTTGATAGAAAGCGGCAAAGTGAACAAGCTCCGCGTCAGTAAGTTCATTGCGAAGCCTGCTCACAGTCATGCCAAGCTCGCAGGCCAGGAAAAACTCAAAGTAAAGCCAACTGTCCTGCGTCAGTCGTTTTTTGCTTCTTCAAACTCAGCCTCTTCCCCAACACCAAACAAGAACAACTCGATCTCGTTCAAGACCGTCTCAGGCAGCTGTCGCTGCAGCTTGGGGGCATCAGCTGAGGCAAACGCCTTTGTGCCGTCTTCCAGCTCTGCCATTTGACACAGCATCTGAGTGCTGATGTCCAAGGCTTCATCTGTGCCTGAAAGACTCTGCGCTTTTTTCCGATCAGCCCTTGTGATTGGCTTGAAGAACAGATCAACGATTTTTTCGCCGTTAGCATTCTTCAGCTCGAACTTGCGGCGCTGGTTAAGGTCAAACGCCCCAACCAGCAAATCCACAGTGCGATTGTTAGCAGACATTCAATAGCTTGAACGAAACATTCAAACTATAGCCTTATCACTCAAGGTTAGAAGTAATCGTGCTGGTGGTGATGAAGTTACAGGTGACAATCACCAGTTCACCAACAGTTGAGGTGATTTCCATACTGGTGACGATTCCACCAAAAGCGACTGAATCAGTGCCGGTTGAGCTGCCAGTCGTAAAAAGCTCAAACGAAGCATCAGCTGCATCGTTGGTTTTCACCACATCTTCCAAGAACCCGGCTTGACCAGTTGCGTCAGGGTCGTAAACAAGCTCGACAGTGCCAGAGCCGCTAATCAGGCCACCAGTGAACTGACGAAAAGTGTTGCCGTGGACAGTGGTGTCGTAAGTGTCCTTGTTAATCGTCAGACTCCAGCTACGAGTACCGACAACTTGGGCAAGGCTGCCGCTGCCAGTCTCAAACTGTACTTGTCCTTGTTCTCCGCGAAGGGTGGCCATGGTCAGAGTTCCTCGATGGATTCAAAGGTCACACGGACCTGGGTTTGGAAATAGCCCTCGGGAGCTGGCGAAGCCAGTGCCTCTGGACCAATAGGAGCGTCGAAGTAAACCCCCGACACGATAACTCGATTATACAAATCTCGAATGCGTTTACCAATCACATAGTTGGCTCCAGGGCCTACGCCCTTGCCTGAAAAAATGTTGATCACAACCAAACCGACAACGCGGTTTTGGGAGTTGGTCGTCAAACCTTGGCCTAGATATTCGCTAGCGCCAAAGCTCGTGAGGCATTGCACCCATGAGCTATTTGGCGTTGGCTCATAAGCCATGTTGTGAAACACCACAGGGATGACAGGACTGCCAGCAAGCTCAGTGGCAAGCCTGCCTTCGATGGTTGCCCTAATGGAATTGAGATCAGCAGCAGCCATGCGTCACCTGTTTGCAATCTTGTTGTACTCGCGCTGAGCCCATGACTCAAGCTCTTTAGCAATCAGGTCCGGAAAGCCAGGGACTGTGTTCTGCCGTGTCCTGTATTCGCCCTTCCAAGATGGCGGGAGGTTGGTGCCATAGATCACAGGCTCTGCATACTCAAGGTTGTTAATCACCTCACCTTCCTTAGGGTCAGACTGCCAAGCGTTGCGCAACGCTCCACCACCCTTGGGTTCTCCCTCGTAAACAACCCGAACAGGGGTTTTTTCTTTCAAGCGTCTTTCCGCTTCAAGCGTTGTGGCCGCCACCAAGATGCGGATGCTTTCTCGGTAGTAATCGCCAATCTGATCAAGCGGGATTTCGCGTGCCATCCTTACGCCCTCAAGATCAGCTCGTGAGTAATCGCAGTGTTGTCTTGCTCTGTCGTCTCCACACGAATGATTTGATGCACAACGCTGCTAATAACGACACGATCCTTTGTCTCAGGCGCAGTTGTAAGGTCATCAGCCGCAACCGTTAAACGCTTGTCACCAGCCTGCACCAGCTCATTGACCTCGCGCAGGTTCACGTCTTCAAGAATCCCCTTGATTGTCGTGTCACTTTCGGTTTC